TTTCTAAAGTGTGTTCCTGCCATAATTTTCTCCTTTTCCTAGTTAATGATATATAGTCTCTAGGCCGTCGACTATACGCGTCTATATATCGATAAATAATTGTATAGTAATTAGTTTATATAGTAGTTTTAAGTAGAGCGCAAGAGGGCCTGCAATGCGGATTGGTTTTTCCAACGATGTAGCTTTTTATTAAGTTGCTACGGAAACTTGTGGAGCTACTTCCTCAATCTTATTTTGCATATGCTCTTTTTTAGCTTCTGCTATTTTAATATCGGTAAGAACTTCTTTGACTTGTCTGTCAATCTTAACCATATTAAGGGTATATCTACCCTCTTTAAGATGTTCCTGCTCCCACTGAAGATCCAGACCTCTTTTCTTCTTGTAAAGGTCTTGTAGATGTTGCATCATCTCCTCCATTCATAACCTCCTCATAGGTTATTCGGTTTACCTTGGGGTCCATCATTTCTCCAAGATATTCCCATTTTATATCTTTTTTTCCTAGTTTGTCAACTATGGCATTTTCAATGTCTAATGGGCCATCTAAAGAAGTTATAATAAAATCTGCATGATATTGATATGCAGAAATCTTGACTCTGAATTGTTTAGGGTGCATTTTTTCTTTCTATTTTTTAATTGAGGCCGAACTATGTCCGGCCTCAAAAATTAGTTACTACGCACCTGGTGATGCAAAGATTCCTCTATAGTCAGATACACCAAATTGGTATCTTTCTCTAGCTTTGAATCTAAGGTTACCAGTATCGAAGTCACCTTCCATCGCTGTTTTGATTGGAGTTCTAATGAAATGTTTCATTCCATTTGGAACATCCGTAATGATGTAAAACGCATTTGGATCAGTTAAGAAGTTGTTCACTCTGTAACCTTGAGGAACCATTCCCATTGATCTGATAGCGTTGATATCATTATCAGCTGTTTGGACTCTGCCTTCAGATTTCATCAATCTTTCAGCTTGGAATTGTAGCGCAGAAGGAACAATCATTTTTACTCCTTTGGCTGCAATTTTTAAACCTCTTTCATCAGTAAACGCTGCAATGTCAATTAATGACTGCTCTAATGAAGTCTCGTTTAAGTCCGCTGCAGTAGCTAAAGTGTTTGACACTGTACCAGCAATTGTCGGGTGAGCTGTGTTAAACAGCGTAGTGTTATCACCTGAATTGAAAGTTGTGAAACCGTTTATCAACGGAGCCACTGATTTCACTTGCTTAGTGTTAGCCATACTTCTAGCTAATGCTTTTGTGTATCTGCTTGACAGTCTGTCATACAGGTTATCTTCTACCGCTTCCTCAGTAATCGCGAAAGCAAGAGCCACAGTTTCCATAGTGTATCTTGCAGTGAAAGTTTCTTGAGCGTTATCAAAAACTACTCCTGAACCTTCTGGTTTTACTTGAGCGTTAGCGAATCCAGATAACATAACTTCCTCTTCGAAAGCTCTGTCTGAAGTTTCTGTCGCGTAGATCTCAGCGTGTTGGTTTTCGTATCTTTTGTATTCCAGGCCGAACAGGGCGTTCAATCCTGGCTCTAGTTCTTTAACTAGTTGTCCTCTTGATATAGCCATAATTTATCTCCTATCCTCCTATTATACTCCAGCTACTTGTTTTAAGAAGTGCTCATTGATAGTGACAACAAAGTTTACGTGCGAAGCACCTAGATCATTATTATCTATATCTTTTGAAACACCTATTACTTTCAACTGACCACTAGTAGCTGACGTTGTAGAGTCATCTAGTTGTACAGCTGAAACATAGTTAGCTGAATCGCCTGCAGTGTAATTGATGTCATAATTCATAAAGACATCAGTTTGTGCTGAAGCGAGTGTGTTGTCTGATTGTATCTCAAATCTTTCATACGGATCTGAAGATACAAAGCCTACGATATCTGTTGCAGTGTTACCTGCTTTTAGATTATTCGCAAACGTTGGTTTTTGTGTGTCGGTCGCTGTGAAAAAAACACCATTTAGCGTTCCCAATAGTACGTCGCCCGCTCCCGCTACTCCAATAGTTCCAGTGTTTAATGCTTTTACTGGGTCTTGAAAGTAAGTAGCGCCTGCAGATGCTGCAATACTAAATTCTGCTAAACCTTGGTTGTCATCATTTTGACCAACTTTTCCGATCGCTCTTAGACCGAAAGGGCTGTTTTGATTTGCCATAGTTTATCTCCATTTGTTAATTTAAATGATGAACTAGAAATTGTTAAAAAACTATTTCTTGGTACCACCAAAAGTTACACGAGTATTTCTATCAATATTGATAGGCATACTTGGATGCTCTTCCTTCATAAGATCGTTATCAAAAGCTTCCTCTTGATCTCGCGCCTGTCTTGCGTAATATTCGGCGTATTGTTTCGCGATCTCTTCGGGTACTCTAGCGAGCACTAGGCCACCTTGACCGATCACTCCCTTGTATTTACCGTCCTGTACAACTGCATAATCTACTTCGTTATATTCATCGGCTCTTACTAATTCGTACCCAGATCTTATACGACCTTGTACGTTTTTAGAATCGTCGAATCCCATAGACTCAGCTCTTAGCCATCTATGTACATATCCTGCCGGTGCAGGGGGTGCATCTAATAAAGATGGTGGAGACCAGACTTTTGGTCGAGATGTTTTTTCTCTAGTCTGACTCGCACGTGAAGTTTTTTTATCGTCTTTTTCCATGCTATACTCCTTCCGTGATTTTTAATTGTTCCGCATAGTCTTTAAGTGGCACACCTAATTTATTAGCAATTGCTACCTGTGAAGGCGTGAGTTTCACAATTTTGCGACCCGATGTTTTACTACTACGCGTTGCAGATGCAACAGTTTGTGTAGGTTTGGCCGTTTCTGTAGAAGCAGTTGTATCAAACTTATGGGGAAATTCAAGTCTAATTCTTCGATCTATTTCTTTATAATAGTCATCTGGTTCAGAATTAGGATCATATCCTTCAATTTCTGTCAATTGTCTGTGTATTACTTTTGCTCCTTCAGTCATAATTGGATCTTTATTAAACCATGCATTGGTTCTAGCCCATTCTTGAGCTCTTGGATCCACTCTTCTTGGAACTTCCACTTGTTCTTGAGGTTGGTTTTGTGTTGGTGTCTGAGGTTGAGATTCGGCTTGTTGTGACTTTAAATCTGCAAGTCTAGCCTCTTCATAACCTAATCTAGAAATTTCAGCTGTTGCAGCGACTTCGGCTTTCATGTCACCATCCTCTCTAGCCTTAGCTAACTTAGCCACGGCAGCTTCCATTCCAGATTTAATTCTACTTTCTTTTTCAGATACAAATCCCGTATCTAATTTTGCAAGTCTAGAACTTAACTTTTCTCTCTCTGCTAAAACACTTTTTGCATAAATAGTTGCAGCTTCTTCACGTCTCTCTGCTTCACGCATTTTTTTAGTTAGTTTAGCAATTCTTCTTTTTACTCCGTCAGAGTATTCTTCTAATTCTTTCTTTTGGTCTTTACTTTCTGTTTTTTCATCTTGAACATCAGTCGGCTCATCAGATTTCGCATTTGCGTCATTGGCGCTACCACCGTCTTCAAGTTTTGTTTCACGTTCGTTTTCATATGATATATCCGTTCCATGGTCTTTCTTTTTTTCGTAGGTTTGTTTGTCGTCTTGTACAACTTCACCTCCAACAAGAGTTTCTTTAGTCTCATCTAACTCTACTTCTGCACCTGGACCAGATGTATCGATGTCAACGGGTTTGTCTACGTTTTGCATAGCATCCTCCTATGTTAATATTGATGAAGAATATCTTCGGGTTTATCGATGGTTGCTAAAACTTCATCATCATTTAGCAATCTTACTTCCCCGCCATCGATCTGAATTCTAGATCCAGCATATCTAGCAAAAATTACCCAATCGCCTTTTTTGCACCAAGGCCCTTCAGGAAATTTTTCTTTGTCATAACAATGTGGTCCCATCTCTAAAACTAAACCACATGTAGATGCAACTTGTTGTCTTTCTAAAGTGTCAGCTCCTAGATAAAGACCACCTTTAGTTTTCTCCGGCATCTTAAAAGGTAAAACTAAAAGTCTCCAACCCGTAGGTTGAGGTAATTTTTCTGACTCTTTTGATTTTAAACGCTCGTAACCATCAACTTCTTTTTGATGTTCATCTTCGTTTTGTTTTTTGTATTTTTCTGCCAAAGCATTTTTATGCTTTGGGACTTCTTTCGTCTCTGATGTCGACGACTTTTCCATTTCCATCTTTAGCTCCTTTGTTTAGCAGGTTGGATATTTCCCCTGAAATAGTTTGGTAAGCGTGTGCTTGTCCTAACATATACTTATATTTTTCCATATTGTCAACGCCTCCAGCAATCATGGCGTCTCCTATCCTTTGATAAGACTCTTTTAAATTTTTTTGTATTTTAGTTATTAAAGTTAACTCATCCATTTTTTCTTCCTTTTCTAATAGACTCTTTGCCTTTTTTAAAAATTGCAGCGACTTTGTTTTTACCCATAACTTTGGCGCGCTGTTCACCAACAGTTAAAATTTGTATTTTTCTAGCAAATGGTTTTGAAATTTTTTTTACTTTAGCTACAGTTTTTCTAGCATCCGTAGGTGTTGCAAATTTTATACCCACAGTATCTTTAGGATTTTCGTCGGTATATAATCTTCTGCCAGAACCTTTAGGCTTTTTTCCGGTTCCTTTTTTTGGATCCGCCATGTAATACTCCTTTCAAAGTCTTCGCTTGTGCAGCATGTGTTTTAGACGCTTTCTGCAAACCTTTCATTACTTTTTTTATTTTTAATTTAGCTTTTTTCATTTAACATTTCCATCTTCTACGAGCTTGTCTTAGTCTTGAATTAGGATCTCTTGCAGCTTTAGGAAATTTTTTCATTTGTCCTGCACTTCTTGCGCAGTAAGACTTTCGTCTTTTAGCGGCAGCGGACCCTTTTTTAACTTTACCAGTTACAGCTGTTTTTAATTTAGAACCAGGGTTTGCTGCTCTATAAGCCTTTACTCCGGCTTGAGTCATACCCGCACCTTTTTCAGTTGGTCTAAAATTTTTTTTATTTCTTTTAGGCATTACGTCACCACCTCTTTTAAAACCTTTAAGCATGCTTCCGTAATACTTTTTATAACTCTGATTAGTTCCTGGACCACCCATTATGTAACTGCCATCATATTTTGTGTTTGGCATTTTCATATTATCCCTCCAATGAATGCTCTTTTTCTTTTCTTAAATGTTGCAACGTTAGTTGGTTTAGGTCCTGTGTTAGCCGCAGCTCTTTTTCGTTTGACAGCACTCGCCCTTTGCGAGTCGCTCATCCGTGTGGCTTTTGCAAGTGGGACGCACTTCGGATACTTTCGTTTCGCATCGGCTTTTTGTTTTGAACGGCCACATTTTGCGAAAGAACCATCCTTTTTCTTGGAACCAATATCTACCCATTTTTGATCGAACCATGTTTTTAAACCAGCCATCTTATGTATACATTTTTGTTTCTTTTGCTCGGTTGGACATAATCGCTCCACAACCTCTAGCAACAGATCCTTTTTTTAAACCTTGTCTTCTAAGTCTTGCCGTTGCTTCTGCAACTCCACCACCCGCTTTGTAAACCCTACCGCCTTTTGCTTTGTTAGGTTTAGGTCCTCTAAAATCTTTTCTTTTAACTCCAGAAGGATCTTTAATTTTACCTGCACAAATTTTAGAAGCGTATGCATTTGCATACGCTGACGGATAAACTTTAAATTTTCTCTTCGCTGCCGATTTACCTCTAGGACAAAGTTTAGTCATTATCTTTTTCTCGCTGTTTGTTTGGCTCTTTTAAAATTAGCTGCTGTTGGTGCACCCTTTGCACCTTTCTTACGCATCTTACCTCCACGCTTTCTTTTAGCATGAATGTTTGCATAAAGACCGGGGCCAGCCATTACTTAGCTCTCCCACCTTTTTTCATATAACCCATTTTGTTTCTAACTTTTTTGGGTAATTTTTTTAAGCCTTTTTGTGATGGCTTAACTGGTTTCAACGCTCTTCCACCAGCTTTCATCTTCCCTTTACCATCTGCAGCAAAGAACGGAACTTTCTTTCCGTCCTTCATAACCATTTTTAATTTTCCAGCCATGGTTCTCCTATTTATTTATTTTACCAGATTTCTTAGCTTTAGATCCAAACTTACCATAAGAATCATCTCTTGAAGCTTTTAATTGCTTCTTAGTTCTTTTCTTACGAATTCTCATAGCAATAGACTCATCTTTTCTAGCTTTGTAACCTTGTTTTTTCTTACCGACTTTACCACCTTTTTTCATCATTGCTCCACCTCTCATACCCATGTCAGGTGTGTAATATCCAGATGCTTCGTCTTTTCTTGCAGTGCCAGAAATCATATTCCCACCACCTTTTTTCTTTGCTCTTCCGCCTGCCATCATAGCAGCTCTAGAATTAGCAACTTGTTTATTAAATCTTCTGTTTGGCATTATTTTTTTCCTCCGTTTTTAAAGATTTGTGTTCCCTTTATTCCAAAAATACTTCCGACGACGAGGATCCAAAGGGTACTGAACCATGTCGGCAGTGCCGCAAAATGCTCGAAGAAAGTTTTTACTTTAT